CGAAATTTCGAACAGATAAATATAATATACATATAAAAGAAATACCATGAACAAAAATTTTAAAAAGGTTCTTGACTTAATTGCCGAAATGAAACAATCATTCGCAACCGCGTCAATGAAATTTGAACAAGCTACTTTAATCGACGGAACAATCGTTGAATTTGATGTTTTTGAAGTTGGTCAACCGCTTTTCGTAGTTACGGAAACGGAAACAATACCAGCACCTGAAGGTACTCACGCTTTGAGCGGTGACCTTGAAGGCGTTTCGGTTGTTGTTGATGCCAATGGAATAATCGTTGAAATAATTGACGAGCGCGCAACCGAAGAAGAAGAAGTTGTTGTTGAAGAAGTTGTTGCCGAAGCTATGTCAACCGCAAAAGTTGAAAGCATTATCAACGCGAAGTTGGAATCATTCGCATCAAGCATCGAAGCGGTTGCCGAAATGATGAAAATTATCGCCGACCAAAACAACAATTTGTCGAAAGAAGTTGCGACATTAAAAGGTGAATTCGACACCTTTAAGTCCGCACCAATTAACACGACATCCGAAGGCGAAAAATTCGCAAAAGTTGGCAACTTGACAGCCAAACAATTATGGTTAAAAAATAATAAAAATAAATAAAATGTCACTAAAAAAATACATCAAAAATTCATTTGATTATGACGTGTTGGGTTTATCGCCATACACCGACGAAACACGCGAAGAATTAATCGTTAGATCGGTTACTGAAGCGGAAACATTAACTTACATCGCAATCCAACAAGGAATCAAAGGAACTGAAGCGTTGAACTTAATGGACGATTCAATCGTTTATCAAACTGCTGATTGTGCAATGACACCAAACGGGGACACCGTATTCACTCAACGTGACATATCGGTTCAAACTATTGGCTACATGAAAAGCTTTTGCCAAAAAGACCTTGCCGGTTTTTGGGCGCAAATAGCGCTTGCACCTGGCGCAATGGCCGAAGACAAAACACTTCCTTTTGAAGCGCAAATAACTGATTATTTATTGAAGCTTCATGCTCGTGAATTAGACAAATTAATTTGGAACGGAAACATCGCGACTGGTTCTGGAAACCTTGCGTTCATGAACGGATTCCGTCAGTTCTTAACAACTGCGAACGGTTGTGTCAATTTGAATACATCGGCATACGCTTCAATAACTGCGTCGAACGCTTATGATATTTTTTATGAAGCATTTACCAACACACCGGCGAACGTAGCGGAAGGCGAAGAATTCATTTGTTTCACTGGTCGTGAATCATTCAACTTTTTGTTGAAGAATCTTGTTGACTTGAATTTATATTCTTTCAATCCAGGTGAATTCGCGACAATGAATGAACTACTTTTACCAGGAACAAACATGCGAGTTGTTAAGGTGAACGGATTGAACGGAACGGACAACATTTACACCGGTCGTTCTTCACATTTCATCTTCGGAACTGATTTATCTTCTGATTTCGAATCATACGATTTATGGTATTCATTCGACGATGACTTGATTTATCTTCGTTCTAAGTTTAGAGCGGGCGTTCAAGTTCCTTTCTTGAATCAAATCGGAGTTTGGAACGGTACATCTTCACCAAGCTAATTAAATAAATTAATAATCACGACGGCCGGGCAACCGGCCATCATTAAACTTAAAAAAATATGTCTTGTGAAATGACATCCGGCTATAATGACCGGACATGTACAAACGGAAAAGGTGGCATTAAAAGCGTTTTGTTGTTCCCATTGGGAAACATTGCGACTTCGCACATTACGGCAAATGAAGTTGATATTTTAACTGTAACTGGCGAAACTTTCCTTTACAAGTTGAAAAGCAATTTGTCAAGTTACACCGCACCGATTAAAGTTAATAAAGACAACGGTACTTTGTTTTATGAGCAATCTTTGTCAATGATCCTTGCATCCGACAACAAAGAATTAAGAAGTGAAATTCACTTGCTTGCACAAAACGAAGTTGTTTGTTTGGTTGAAAATGCAGACGGTTCAATTGTTGCACTTGGATTCGGCGAAGGTCTTCAAATTGCAGACGCAAACGAATACACTTCAGGCGTTTTAAAAGGTGACCGAAAAGGACATGTTCTTGTTCTTAACGGAATGGAGAACGAAGAAGTTCCAGACGTTGATCCGAACGTTTACACGGCCTTATTGGCACAACAATCGCCGTCAATCTAATACTTTACTAATTAAATTTAAACGAAGGGAAAGGAAAAATTATTTCTTTCCCTTTTTTTGTGTAATTTTAACGTTATGAAAATAAAAAAGGAATATATCGGGACAAAATGTTGGTCAAAATTATTGTCAAAATGGTTAATAATTGACGAAACAAAAGGCGATTTTTATATGAAAGTCGGCATTTTTTACATTTACGAAACAACCGCACCAAAATTAATTAAGTATGTTGATAATACAAAGAAACGGAACAACGCCATTGATAGTGACGGTGACGGAATTGACAACGATTCCGAATCCAAGCTATCTATTTGAGTTCGTCCACGAACAAAGCTTCAAGGAATATCGATGCGTATTGAATAACATTTCAACCGCGACACCGCGCTTTGATGAATTCGTGTTAATTGACGGCGTTGATGTGACTTTCGATTATAACGGTTACTATATTTATAACATTTACGAACAACAATCGCCGGGAAATCTTGATCCGGACTTGGCCGTGTCACTGGTTGAAACCGGACGCGCCGAAGTCATTGAAATAGATTCGCCGTCGCATGAATACGATTCACCGATTTATTTCAACATATATGAATAACGACAAAATTAAAATGACTTCGCTTTCCTTTCGGAAAGAATTCGTAAAACCGGACGAAGAAAAAGACCGATCACTTGGATTCGTGAAATGGGGAAAGAAAAACGATTATCCGTATTTTTTAATTGACCTTTTCAACGGATCGGCTTGGCATCAAGGAATTGTCAAGACGAAAACCTTTTACATTGCCGGTGGTGGCCTTGAAGCTGTGACCGGTGACATGCAAGCTTTCATCGACAACCAGTATTCACCTTTCGACATGAACGAAATCGCGGAACAATTAGCATTCGACTTCGAATTATTTGGCGCTTTCTCGGTCAAAGGGACTTGGAATCGCGAAGGAACGCGAGTTGCGAAGTGGGAATACTTGGACGTTGATGCGATTCGCATGACCGAAGACGAAAGGATTTATTATTTGTCGGACGATTGGGCGGCATTGAATCAATCGGCTGAAAAAACTAATCTTCGAATGTTTCCGGCGCTTGATGAAAACAATCGAGTTGGTTCATTCATAATCTATTATAAAGAACCGTCAAAGCGTTCAAGAAAAGAAAAGGGAATTTATCCAAAACCAACATACAACGGCGGATTGACGGCCATTCAAACGGATGTTGACATCGCTAAATTCCACATGTACGAATTGCAAAACGGATTCAAGTCCGGAACGTTGATCAATATGCCTTCAGGTTTTCCGGAATCAACCGAAGAATTGAATCGAATAACCGAATCAATAAAAGGAAGAACGCAATCCGTCGAAGATGCCGGCGAAATAATTATAACGTTTTCCGACGGCGCTGATTTAGCACCGACGGTTCAACAATTGAACGGCAATGACCTTGACAAGCGTTATGAAGTCACAATGCAATCGGTTCAACAAAACATCCTTGTCGCGCATTCAGTTACCGCTCCGACTTTATTTGGCGTTATGCAACAAGGATCTTTCAACGCGGCCGAATCCGGCGATTTATTCGAAATATTTAAAACAACATACGTTTCAACACGTCAAAAAAGGATTGAATGGATGCTTAATTACATGGCGGAACTTGGTGGCTATCTTGGAACGGTTAAACTTGTTGACGTTTTACCTTTAACTTTGGATAATGGAACGACAATTGAACCAGTTGTTGCGGTCAATCCGGCCGATACAACAAGCGCGCCGGTTGATGTTGCCGTTGATGTTGCGAAATCGGCATTAAATGGATCACAAATCGCAAGTTTGATTGATGTTGCCGCGCAAATTAAAGGCGGAATCTTGACACCGGATTCAGCATTGAACATAATTTTGGCTTCGTTTCCGTCAATTGATGAAACGCAAGCAAGGAAAATTGTCGGATTGCCGGCGACGGCCTTATCAATGTGCAAACATAATTCATTCACAAAAGATGAATTTTCAGTATTCGAAGAATTCGGCGAAAGTCAAGATAATTACAAAGTTATTTCGACGCATCCAATCGCCTGGGACACATCGAGCGAAGAAGTTTTTTCAAGACAAGAATTGATGTTCGAAACAATTGGCGAAATCAAAATAAAGATGAAAGATTTTGACAAGAATGTTTTGAGTTTATTAAAAAAGGGCGAAGATTCAACGTCAATTGCGAAGGCATTGAAAACAAATATTGAAGCGGTTGCGAAATCAATCAATCAATTAACAACTTGGGAACTTTACCAAAAAGGAAACACAACAAATCTTGGTGAATCATTGCTTGAAGATATTCAAATCGAAATCGCGGAATTTGAAGTTCGTTATTCTTATCAACCAATACCAGGCATTCCGCCGGTTGAAACTTCATCGCGCGAATTTTGTTTAAAATTGCTTGAATTAAGACGTTCTTATTCAAGACAAGATATTGATTCAATTTCAAATCGTGTTAATCGAAACGTTTGGACTTATAAAGGCGGTTGGTATACGAATCCGAAAACAAAAATAACAACGCCTTGGTGTCGTCACGAATGGGTTCAACAATTGGTTGTTAAACAAAAATAAAAATTATGAATTATCTTTTATCCGTTGAAAATTTAAAGAAGCTTGGATTGATCCATTCGAACACCGACACGAAGATCCTGGCGGTGGCAATCAAACGAAGTCAAGACATCCAATTACAACCGGCATTGTCGACACCTTTGTTCAAGGCCTTACTTTTGCGCGTTCAAAATAATACTTGGACTCAAAACTACCTTGATTTGATGAATGATTATGTTGTTCCTTGTTTGGTGGCGTTCGTGGACTATCGCTGCGCGTTACTATTAAATGAAAAATTGACGAACAAATCGGTCGGACGTGTTCAAGATGAAAACATTCAACCGAACACCGATAGCGAAACAAGCGCTTTGCGCGACCAATTAAGAAAAGACGCGTATTTCTACAAAGAAAGATTAATCGTTCATCTAATCGCCGATAATGGCGTAAAATACCCGGAATATATTGAAACGAATTCAAGTCCTGGACATTGCGCCGAAGACATGCGAAAAGATCGTTCAGGCTATACACCAATTAATTTTATTATATGAAGTTTAAAGCGTCTAAAAAACAAATTGAACAACTAAAAAAATTTTTAAAACATGGAAAGAACGCTGAATCAACTAAAAAGAGAATTTCAAATAATTGCGACGCAACACCGTCAAATAAATGATTTCTTTTTTGGCGATTATCTTGACGCCGTTTCACGCGATGCCGTCCAATATCCGATTATGATTATCACATTGCAACCAGGAACAATGGGTGACAATTTTGTCGGGGTTAATTGCATTATTTCAATAGCTGATAAATATAACATCCAAGAATATAGACAAATTGACGAAATTCATTCCGATTGTTTATCCATTTGCAAGGACATTCACACGACATTCAAGCAATGGCGATTTGAAGAATTCCTTGACGTCGAAGGAACAATCGCGACGACGCCATTTATCAACCGTTCGCACGATGTCACGGCCGGATGGACGATGAACATGGCCGTCAACATTTACGACGAAGAAAATTGGTGTCAAATACCATACGACAATTACGATTTTGAGAACAATTAAGCATAATACATTATGAATAAGCATTTAAGATCCTTAGCATTCTTGTTTTTTTCCTTTGCTTATTTGACTGCGGTTGCAATGGCGTTCGAAGATTCTTTGTTTTTAAAATTTGGTGGCGTCGCGCTTGGATTATTTTTAACACATCAACTTGTTGATCAATTTGCAAATAAATGAAATTACAATTGATGCTTTTACTTGCAAACATTCGCCTGGCATCGCCAAAATTACTTGGAATTATCGGCGCGTTTTTTTTACCAATATCCGGAATTTTATTTTTAATTGGATTCGCCATCTTTGTTGACACATTGACCGGAATTTGGAAATCAAAAAAATTAAAGATTCCAATAACATCGCGAAAGCTTTCCGCTATTATTTCAAAATTGTTTCTTTACGAACTGGCGGTGATTGGATTCTACTTAATTGATTATTGGATCTTAAATGATATTATCATGACATTCTTTTCCGTTCCATTAATGTTGACGAAAATTTTGGCCTTGACATTGGTAAGCATCGAAGTGATGTCCATCAATGAAAATTACATTTCAATCCGCAAAATTTCAATTTGGGATTCGCTTCGCAATTTGTTTTTAAGAGCGAAAGAAATTAAACAAGATTTAAACGAAATAAAATGATAAAGAAATTTTTTGATTATTTGAATTTTCTGCAAAAGGAAAAGATAAAAGCGATGATTTATTCTAAAATTTGATTATGAGTTACACACGGGAACAAATTGAACAAGCGGTTAAAAGCAAAGGATTCGTTTGGTTCAACAGTGCAAAAGATTACGACGTCAACATTGTCGGTGTTCGCAATTTGAAAAGCGGAAAAAAGGTCACAAATGAGTTCGACGATGCTTTGACCTTATCTTATAAAGTTAACGGCATTTGGCAATTTCACCAATGGACAATCACAACCGATCCAGGTAAAAAACCGACGGAAATTTTAAGAAGTTCGAAAGGTGTTGCCAGATTAGTTCCCGGACAATATCGCGGAGTTTATGCCGTAAGCATGCATAACGGAAAATATCAAGCGCTTTGTCAAAGGTTGGGAAACGTTTCCGTTTATCGCGACAATAATAAAGACAAAATTCAAGATGAAAAAGTAATTGATTCCGGAATGTTCGGCATCAACATTCACCGGTCATCCATCTACAAAGATCCGTCATATGTTGATTACTTTTCCGAAGGATGTCAAGTTTTCAGATACAACGCAAATTTTGTGGAATTTATGAAGATAATTAACAAAGCAAAGGACGCGTTCGGCAATAAATTCACTTACACTTTAATAGAGTTGTGAAAAAAGCAATAGTATTTTTAAGCCTTTTAACGATGTTTGGTTGTTCGTCCGAACGATTGGCACAATATCATTATAAAAAGGCCTTAAAACACGGCTTGAAGCTTGTTCAAGATAGCGACACTATTCGAATTGCAACCATTGATTCAATTGCTTATTATGTCAATGATACGATACGATACGAAAAGATACTTAAATTCACCGATTCGGTTGTG